CTGTTTCATAAATATCTTTTTGTATTCTACCCTGAGATATATCTTCTTTATTAGGTCCACCATCATGTATGTATATACCATAATTACCTAACACGAAGTGTCTACCTCCACCTATGTCTTCAAAACAACCAGGGCTATATAAACCATCATCATCAAATAACATTTCACTAGTTAAATATAAAGGTGCACCAGTATCTTGATACCTGTATACAGAATCATCTTTATAAACAATAAGATAAGGCCCTAATTGGGCTGCATCTAATAGTTCACCTACTGTTTCAGTAAGTATATCGTCTCCTGCACTGTTAGTAGAAGAATACTGCCAATTAACTCCATCCAGAGTATTAATATCTGTAATAGGTGTAGACCAAGCTAAAGATGCATTACCTAAATTTTCATTATTTAAATACTCTCCACTTAAATTTAGCGCTATTAATCTATTATTATATTGCGCCATACTTTGAGCAGTAACCCTGTCTGCAACAAGAGCTTGTGTTGTTTCATCAGTACCTGAAAACCAGTTAACTAAAAATTGAGCAACGTAATTAGGTGCTGCTTCTGTACCAGTGTTTCTTATTAATATAGGTTGGTTTATACCATCATTACTAATAAGAAGTCCGTTGAAAGCAAAAAGATCTAAACCAAATCTAGCATTTTCATCTAAGTTGGTTGTAGAGGTAGCACCTGATAAAGAACCTAAAGCTCCAGTAACATCTTGTGCTACTTGAAACTTTACTGTTCCAGAATCATTCCATAAGTATGCTAAATTAAATTGACTAGAACCTACGGGAGTCCATTGAGTAATAGCTAATACATCACGAGCAGTACTGCCTGTAGTGTTAGTATCAAACGCTGTAGGAAAAGCTGGAACTCCCTGAAGAGAACCGTCAAAGGCTCTTAAATTAAGACCCTCTGAAAAGTTTTCAGGAGATAATGCCTGTGGTGGCGTATCTGTATTCAAGCCCTTGATACCTAAATTTTGTAATGGTATTGTTGGCATTTATTATTCCTCTAAATTAATTCCTATCTGTTTGAATTTCCTACGAGCACAACGTAATCTGAAGGCTCGTAGTCTAGCGTTTACTCTTCTCTTTCGTTTCCAAGGGCGAGGTCTAATAGAGTCATTACTGCCATCAGCGAGTAACTTTCCATTAGATTTCACAACCCCCTGCAGTACATGCAAGCGTTTGTGCCCCTTCAGTATTGTCTTCCTGCTCATAAACCGAGAGTTCATTCCAGTTGATTGACGATGGAAATTGTGCGAGTGATTCATTATATTCTTTTTCCGAAACAGGCTGGTACGGAGCTTGCTGATACGAGTGCTCAGTATAAGGTAAGAACGACACACCTGTTATTTGATCGAAGTTCTTATATACCCAGGCACCAACCTCTAACCACTCAGTGTCCTTAACATATACCGTAATAGATACAGAATGTTCTGCCCAGTTCTGTTTTAACTTCAACCATAGTTTTAATTGCTCGATAGCACTCAACTCATTGGCCATCACAGAACCTTTAGGGCTTTCGATAGGAAAAGAAAACACAGTAGTACTGTCAGGCTTCATTGCACAGGGTTCACTCGGCACACCTGTCTGCTTCATAAAGTCAGTCAAAGGGTCCTTATTGTCTCCTCGTACAGTACGGATATAGTATGGTGCAAAGCGACCATGTATTCCTGATGAACTGTTTACAAGTTGACTAACAGTACCCGAAGGCTTAATCGTTGTTATAGAAGTAGATGCAGGTATGTTAAGGCGTTTAGCCCACTCTACGTTTACTTTAATAGAGTAATCACGTAGTTCCTGTATATCTTTTTCTTTAGCATTAAATAGTACTGGACAATCACATACACCTGTTAAAGATACACCTAGTAGACGTTCTTCTTCTGTATTTGAATTCCATACTTTACGTAAATAAGGGAAGTTAGTTAATGTAGATTGTAATGTGCCTAGAATTGTTGCACACTCTACTTTTTCTTTAATTGTTTTAAGAGTATCTTCACTACGAAGTACTACTTCTGTTAAGTTACAGAACTGGTTAGAGCGAAGAGCTATCTCTGCGCAAGGGTTAGTCCCATGAATTTTATCAGAATCTCTACGTTCAGGAGCAGTTGCTTGAGCACCATAACGAGAGTATATTCCTCGTTCACCTGAGTTAGATTCAATAAGAGCAGTCCACTCTTTCATAAATGTTAAGCCATCTGGCTTTTGTAAGTATACTGCTGAGTTGTTAGCTAATGCTCGTTGAGCATTGTTTTCCCACCATGCACCTGACTTAGCGCCCTGCATAGTGTGGTCACCTAAATCACTTAAGGATATCATAGCTGATCTACGTACACCACCTACTACTACAATCTCACCTATCTTACACATAAGATCGTGACACTCTAGAGGGGTTAGTTTACGTCCACCAGCTCTCTTAAATAAAGCGGTTGTAAAATCTATAAGTTCCTTTAACGGCTCTGGTCCTGAAGCTCTGCCACCCATTGTCTTTAGTTTAGCGCCTGCAGGTCTTACATCTGAGTAATCAAAGTAATGTATTCTACCTAAGTATAAGTCTGCTATATGCTTACGTATAGCTTTAGCCCAACCTTCTTTAGAATCTTCTACTCTGATTAATCTTTCTGATACTTCAAAGTGATCGTTAATATATGGTAGTTTATTTACATCAATGGCTTCTACTGAAAAACCTACACCTGTACCACACATAAGTATATACATTGCCTCATCAAATGCACGAGGTGTATCTATCTTAAGATATGAACAGTTATATCCAGTAATGTTATTACGTTCTAGAGCAGGACCACTAGCCCACATAGCTCTCATAGAAGGCATAACACCTAAGCTTGAAATGTATTTAAATAACTTCTTGTAAGTCTCATCATCAATCATGTCTTTCCATGTTGACATATAACGAGTTACTGTTTCTTCCCAGTTTTCTCTTCGGTTTTCTGTTTCTAACCATCTAGAATAACGAGAAAGGTGTATAAATGTTTGGTAGTCTGTTATCATCTGTGTTCTCCTTAGATAATATAAGTTATACCTGTGTTTCCTTAAGTATAAATTATTAATAGTGTTTAAGGGAGGGGATACCTCATCCTTTTAATAGGGGACTATGCTCTTAAATTTTTACATTCCTATATCACTGGGCCAATGTTTGTCTAACCAGTAGTCGTGAGGTATAGGTGACATAGCTTCTAGTGTATTAGAAGCATCACGTATCTCTTTTATCTTAGCCCAGATAGCTTGGTTAGCATTGTACTCGGCTAGTTCTTCTGCTGTCCAATTGTCTGAACCTTTATGAACTAACTCTATTGACCTGTGGGTTATATTACGTTGTTTCCATTCGGGGCAGTAGTTAAGTATTAAACTCTGTGCATGGTTTCTTACATCGTATTCGTTACCTACCATGTCTTGCACATACCAATCAGTACCATTCCAGAATACTTGTTGGTCCACTGTGTGTGAAGGTCTGTCAGATACAGCAGTGTAACCAGCATCAGCTATCTCAGCATCAGTAAATGTTGTGCTGTCAGTACGAGTTGTACCATCTGAGAGAACTATCCTGTGTGGTAAAGTTTTAGGATAGGTTTGATTAATTGTGTATAGTGTCATTATATTATCCTGCTTTAGGCCAAGTGTTATTAGTCTCTGCTTCGTATTGTTCTTGTAAACTCCAGACACCACTAGCTGAACTAGTTGTAGGAGTGTTTATTGTTTTAGTTATTAGGCCACCATTTTTCATTTTGTAGACCTCCTAAAATGTACTTGTGTCAACGTAGGTTGTGATTTCTCGATACCTAGTTAATGTGCCAGTAAAGGCTGATTCATTTTGACCTGCATGTACACTACTTCCTTGACCTACTCTTGCGGAATTACCACCAGCCCAATCGCCGTTACCATTAAAATCTACAGAAACTATTTGATTAATTCCATTAGTGCTATCATTCCACCAACACTGAATATGGTTTTGATAATCAATAGTAACAATAAGTTGACCAGCTACACCAGCATAAGCAGACATATCTGTTGTTGTAGTAGATGTTTCGTTAGATACTCCTGATACTGCGCCAGAAAGAGATAACCTAAGATTGCCTCCTGACACCATACCTACATATGTTCCGTCTATACTTCCACCTTGG